AGTGTATGGGCCTTCCCATGCTACTGATTCTTCAGTAGACATCTGACTGCCTACATAAACATTCACGGTAGTAGAACCAGACACGGACATCTTGGGCCAGACTGAGGTAACGTGTTTAACCATTGCTTGATTAGGTTGCCCCTGTGAATCCATTGTCAATCCAGTTCTTTCAATGTAGGAAGTCATATTAGTACCGTCTGAGGTATTTCCGGTATTATTTCTATACAGTTTTGTATCTGTAGGAGACACCATAATCAGGGTCTTACCTTCCTTACTTATGAAAGAGGATGAGGTAATCTCGTTCCATTTCTGTGTTTCTGTTGTCCAAGTCGTAGTAGCAGCATTCCATGAAGCGGTAGTCAGGGGATCGGCTTGAGTACCGTATCCAATAAATCCCAAGTTTGGAATATCCCGCTCTGTGAATGTTTGGTTTATCCAGTTGTAAACTAATGCCTTATCACATTGGGCATCAGAATTACCGGAAGTTACATAGCAAGCCCACATCTCTGTATTAGCATAATCCGCTACAACAAATGATTTCTCATACTCATCGCCATTGATGTTACTAAATACATAATCCCGCATCTTATGTGGAAGTATGGATTTAACCTGCCTGCCATCATTGACATACATATCACCATTACCAAAGATGAAATGTCCACCATCAAATTCCACCACACAGTTCTTGGATAATGCGCCGACAGTTGGGGATAGTTGACGAAATGAGAAGATAAAGGGAGTTCCAACATACGTCATAGAGTATATAGAATCCTCTTTATAGATCATAAAGGCATCGCCAAGAGGAACACCATCTACGATCTTACCTCTGGTGTCGGCTAATTCATACTCACCCGCATCAACCGTTGCCGAAGTTTCATCCCATGAGGTAGGTACAGCCTGTGTGGCTGCTTCCGTTGACCACTTTACAAGTCTGGTATATGGAACAGAAGACTTCTTTATATTAAGGGCGATCAGGAAGGAGCGGAACGCTCTTACAGAAAATGCTTCTGTTGAAGCTGGCCAATTACTCAGGTCTGCCATCTTGGTGGATGTAGACGGTACGCCGGAACTTAATGCCCAGAATTGTGGGTCATCAAATCCATTAGCCATAATCAGGACACCACCTAATACAGTGGATGTCCAGCCCTCTTTCGCGGTAGCACTGTAATCGCCACCAGACGTTCTGGTTATGTCAGTCCATGACGATCCGTTATGAACGTATATCTTAGCCAGACCACCTATAATCCAGTAATTGGATGAGCCAACCTCCAGATTTATGATGTGGTATGGGGCAACCGGACAGGAGGCCATAACCTCCTTATAGCCGGGGGTCTTTTGAATAGCCCCATGCTCTGCCCTTATATTATTGCCATCCGTCCAGACATTATTAGCTAGCTGCCAAGCATTTACATCCTTGACGATCCCAACCTGCCCGACTTGATCAATCGGGATTAAAGCCATGTTAGGGCTGTACCGGCCAGCTAACGGCTTCTACTTCTGCTTCGGTGGATAATCCCGCTGGAAGATCACGCAAGTCCTGACGATAAGCCGTCATTGCGTCAGACATGGTTACGTCCTGTAAGGCGTACCAGTCTGTAGCAGACAGTTTGCGGGTACGGTCTTCTCTTAACCGCGCAATTGCGCGATCAAAAGCACCGGCTGCCCATGCCGCCTCTTCTGCATCTCTTGCTGCTTCTTCTTCCGGTGTCAGGTTCATTCTTACACCGTTGACTACTTTTGTTCTTGCCATCTAAATTGCTCCTAATAATTAAGAAATACCGTACAACTGAATTACGCCATCAAAGTTACCAAGCGCACACTTGAAATTTATCTCGGTAATTGCTGCGGTTACGTTGAAATACCCAGCCGTAAATGTATCCATCGCTTGGTCACTACTGTTGTAATTGCTAAATCTTGAATAGAAATGGGTCACATAGGTTGTATTCGATGGGCTAAACAATTGGAGAGTCCCGGCGCAACTTTCATCCGCCCCATTGCCGGTGCCTAATACCAGAAATGGGTAACCAGTACCCTGCGCTTGATCGTAAGTACCATCGTAATAAAGATCAGTATCATCCCCCTCAGAATGACGGGCTTGCCACCAAGTAGACGTTACTATTTCGTTATATCCAGACTGTCCTGATGCGTTTGCTTGAAATTGAATGCTTGAATTGTCGTCAGCGGGAGCAATGTCCGTAAACACGAACATATACTCGTCATAAGTGCTGTCGATGCCAGAAGTAAATGCAAGAGCGGAGTCGTTGCTTGCCGTTTGTGTTGAAATCAGTGTTGGTATACCCATTAGCCTACTCCATACATTTTTATAGTGCCGTCGAAATTACCTGAATCCATCTTAAAATCTATAGCATCTATGGCTGATGTCGTATTGAAATATCCAGCCATAAAATTATTTACCGAGTAACCTGACGCCTCAGTAATATTCGTTATTGAGTAAAAATGTTTAACGTAAGTTGTATTGGATGGATTAAATAACCATAAAGTTCCAGAACCATTCTCGTCGGCAAGATTCCCAATGTCGTAAGTTAGCCACTGATAATCAGTAGATTGTGCGCGATCATAACTCGTGTCATAAGTCAGCACGGCAGCACTATCGGCTTCGTTATGGTATGCCCTAAACATAGTCGTTGTTTTTGTTACATTGTAATTGCTTCCACCGTCAGTGCTTCCATTGAACATGAAATCAGTATTATCTGTAGCGGGATTTATATTTATATACTTGAATATATAAAGTTTGTAAGTGCTGTCTATGCTGGAAGTAAATGAAGAATTAGCATCACCTGATTCTGTATTAGTTGTTATCAGTGTCATTGCCATAATTACTTTACTCCCCAGAGCTTGATCGTACCGTCTAAGTTCCCTGATGCCATTTTGAACTGCACCTCTGTTATGGCCGCTGTAGTGTTTATGTATCCCCCAACAAAAGTGTCCATAGGCGCGGGTTGATTTGTGTAATCTATTGTGCGCGCAGTAAAATGCTTTACATAGGTAGTTGATGCCGGATTAAATAAATGTAATTCACCTGCAAAACATTCATCAGCATCACTCCCAGAAGAATCAGTCAAGTCTTGAAATGCTGTACCCTGAGCCTGATCAGTAGTTGTTCGATATCCCAATACCGCAGAACTGTCATTTTCCATGTGCATCGCCCTGAAATAAGTAGACGTTATAGTTTCGTTATAGCCAGACTGGCTAGCAGCATTTACCTGAAAGCCAAACAAAGAACCATCCGTTGCCGGATTCATAACATAGAACTTAAAAATATATTCCCCATAAGTTGACGTAATTCCAGACGTAAATGATATTGCTGAATCACCGGAAGCAGTCTGCGTCGAAAGCAGAACTACATCTGCGGTAGATACACCGGCCACTCCCATAATTGCGGCTTTATTTGCTCCTAATGGCATCTTATTTTCCTCATGGTGACTTGATGTCCAAACCTGCAGAGAAGCCTAGCCACGTGGTTCCCGCATCTGTAGTAATGAAAGTTAAACAATCGACTCCAGAACTCGTTAATGACGGTTCGGTGCCTCCTGCCCAATCGACTGCACCAGGCCAAACTGTTCCGCTATTGGATGCGCCGTTGGTAAGAATTAACGTGAATGAACAGGCTTTGCCGGTAGCGGAAGGATTATCAAATGTGTAAGTCGTTGCCGATGTGGTCTGCGTAGCCGTTACGACATTCCCAAGCGTAAGATTTATTGACTGGGTGCCGCCTCCGGTATTACCGATTGCATTCACTGTTTCCGCGTAATCGGTGAACCTTGGCCTTTGAACAATGTAGTCCGCACAATTTATTGTGCCGTTACTGTCTGCCGTTACCGTCTTTGACGTTTGTACCGTGCCGAGAGTTGTAATATCATTATAATTTAACTCTGTGGCTGTGGCGGTCACCCCATCAAGAATGTTTAATTCAGCGGCGGTAGAAGTAACACCGTCCATAATGTTCAATTCAGCCGCAGTAGATGTAACACCATCTAAGATATTTAATTCTGCTGCGGTTGAAGTTACACCGTCTAGTATATTAAGTTCAGCAGCCGTAGAGGTTACACCATCCAAGATGTTTAACTCTGCCTCAGTAGCACTTATGGCAGTTGTTCCTGAAAGACCGCTGAATTGGGTCTTCAGAACAGTCTTTAACATCCTGAGATGATCATCTCCCTGCGCTACAGAGTCGCTTGTAGTTGGATTTGTAGCCGTTAATTGGCTAATATATGATGCAGTTTCTAATGCCATTATCTATCTCCCATTAGCCC